CTAATTGTCACCGTTGCAAGAAGCAAGGGCCTTGCTGGCTGAAGGGGATAGCCACAGCACCTCGCGCCTGGGGCGCGAACTGCCGGCGGCTCGGGTGGGCAGCTCGGCGCGTTGCCAGCCAGCCAGTACCCGGTCGTACAGCGCTGACGGGTAGCCGGAGAGCACCACCATGCCCTTGACTGCGCGCAGACGGTCCAGCAGTTCGGCGTGGTGCTCTTCGGTCAGCTCGCAGCGGTAGCTGGTGTCGCTGCGGGTGCTGGGGACGTAGGGCGGGTCGACGTAGAACAGAGTGTCGGGGGTGTCCTGGGCGCGGATCACGTCGATGGCATCGCGGCGCTCGATGACCACGCCTTGGAGCCTGCGGTGCACGAACGCCAGGGTGCGCGGGTAGCTGGCCCATTCGTGTGATTTGGCGTGGCCGGTGCGGTGGCGGGCGTCGGCGAAGGTGTGTTTGCGTAGATCGAACAGCGAGCCGTGGTGGAAGGCCAGATACGCCCGCGTGATGGCGCGCTGTGCGCGCACGACGCTGTCGCGGCTTGGACAAAACGACTGCTCGAATGCCACGCGGCCGTAGGGCACGCGGCGCAGGCGCCGCATCAGCGCCTGGCACTGGGCCGGGTCCTGTATGACGGTGAAGATGCCGGCGATCTCTTCGTCGAGATCGTTGTAGACCTCGACCGGACTGCGCGGCTTGCGCAGCAGCACGGATGCCGCGCCGCCGAATGGCTCGACGTAGATGCGGTGCGGCGGCAGGTGCGAGATGACCCACGGTGCGATGCGCCATTTGCCGCCCAGGTAGCGCAGCACGGATCGGGGCGGCTTTTCGTCAGGGTGCAGGGGAATCGGGTAACTTTTCATCGGGCGTCCTCGTAAGGCTGGACGCTCGATGGCGCTCGGGCATGGGGCGCGTGGCCCGCAACCGGTTGATCGTGCCGCAACGCCGACACTTGATCGACAGGCGCAAGTATTGTCCCTCTGCCAATTTGCGGCGGCAAGTGCCGCATCTGATCTGTTCATGGTTTTGCATGGTGTGCAAGCCTTTTTCCGCGTAAGAAAACACTGATAGGCTCGACACCGCCTGTCGACAGGTGGCGGGTCTTCGCCGGGCTTGCAGTTACGGCTGCATGTTCGGGGCTGTTGTCGGTGTTCGTAGCACCGGCAGCAGTCGCCCGTCTTTTTTGCTACGTCACGGTGATCTCCAATGAGTCGCCCTCGATGGCCGTTGGCGTGCCGGCGGCGACGGGGAGGATGGAGATGGACAGGTGCGTGCCCGGCTTGTAGGCGGGCAGCAGCAGTTCGCGGCCAGGGACTGTCAGGTGGCCCTGGATGGGCACTTGCTGGCTGGGGCCGTGGTTGGCTGCAACGCGCACGTCGGCGCCGTTGGCGGCCTCCAGCTCCCACGCCAGACGGATGCCGCCGGCATCCGTCGGCAGCGCGGCCAGGTTGAAGGCGCGGGCGATGACGCGCTCGCCGCTGGGGGCGGGGCCGGGGTTGTTCAGGCCCCACTCCATGGGGTAGTACGCCTCGTATTCGTCACGCGCGACGATGCGCAGGCGGCGCTCGGAGGTGGCTTCGGTGTTGACGATGCGCACGCGCTTGCCGGGCGTGGGCTCGGGGCCGGCCAGGAAGGCCCAGTCTTCGGGCACCGAGTCGGGCCAGTGGCTGGCCTGGTTGCAACTGGCGTCGCCGGCGCCGGCGTCGATCCAGCCGGGCGCGTCGGCTGCGGGCCAGTTCCCGATCACCGCCAACTCGCGCGTGCGCTCCGTGGGCGGCGCGCACTCCACGCTCAGGTAGCCGCCGTCGGGCTTGCCGATCCACAGCCAGAAACGCGCTCCGGCATCGGTGCTCCCGACCTCGGCTGCAAGGTGGACGCGGGTGACCTTGGCGTTGCGCAGCTCAACCGCCGTCAAGCGTCCGCTGTGCGCCCACTTGGTGAGATCGTGCGCCAGGCGCACGATGTCGCCGCGCTGCACGTTGGCGCCGAACAGGCCCGTTTCCCAGGTAATGGTCCGGCGGTGGTAATGCTTTCCGGCGGCCAGCAGGTTGACCAGGCGCTGCGCCTGCGCCTTGGGCATGGAGTACGCGGCCCGCTCGGTCTGCTGGTTGACCGGCAGCGTGACGCCGGGCACCACGGCGTACACCGTACCGGCTTCATAGTCGGCGCCCGAGTCGGTGAACTCCAGCGCGTACTCATCGACGGTGTCGTCGGTCAGGTACTGCACGCTGAACGAGCCGGCGATGATGTTGGCCATGCCGAAGGCGGCCACGTCGGGCTGCCCGGCGGCTTCCCATACGACGCCCAATTTGCCGGTGGCCCAGGTCTTGGAGCCGCGCCCGGCGGCGGCGATCTCGTCGAGCACGTCGCCGCAACTGCGCGCCTCGGTCACCACTTTGCGGCACTCCAAGCCGTGGGCGGCGCAGAACTGGCCCCAGGCGACGATGCTGGCGTAGTCGATGCGGTCGTTCGTCAGGCCGGCGCCAAACAAACGCTCGCCGTTGCCGGGCGCAGGTTCGTCGAGCCAGCCGGCCAGGCCCAGGTGCGCGGGTGCAGTCTTGGGGTTGAGAAAGCCGCCGCGCGCGTAGAACAGGAACAGCCAAGCCGGATTGACCGTATAGCCCCACGCCCACGCGCCGCCGTCACCGGGGTAGCTGCCGCTCCACGGCGCGGCGCTGCTCCAGCACCAGTGTTTGGCGCGCACCATGGCCGAGAGGCGGTCGATGCGGCCATTGATCTGGCCGGAGGCGCGCAGCATCAGCGCCCGGCGCTGCTGCGCCGGATAAAGGGCGGTGGGCCAGCGGAAGAACTTGACGCGCGTCAGCTCCATCTCGCTGACCTCGCGCGCGTCGGTCGGCTCGGGCGTGAGGCGGCGCACGCGCAGGGCGTCGACGTCGAAATCGAACGCCTGGCTGAAGGTCTGGCGCCAGATCGTGGTGTCGGTGTTGATCACGGTAGCGGGGCTGACATCCAGCGGCACCCATGCGCTGCTGCCGGCGCGGCGATAGTGGAACTCGAAGGTGCACGTCAGCTCCTCGATGCCGTCTCCTTGCTTGAACAGCCGCCCGGCCAGGTCGATCTGCACGTAGCGGGCGGGTTTGCCGGTGCGCTCGATCCAGCCGTCATTGAGCACTTGGTCGCGCTGTTCCAGCTTGCCGCCTTCGACGATCTGGCAGTCGTCGGGGTAGTCGTCGGTGGGCCACTCCTCGCTGCTGTAGCCGGTGAGCACGGTGCACTCGCCTTGGCCCGGCGGCACGCGCGCGGCGTCGAGCTGCCAGCCGACGTAGCTGTCCAGCGGCGTGCTGCCGACGCGCAGATCGTCGATGGCGAGGTCGCCGAAGCCGAAGTTGAAGATGCTGGTCAAGCGCTCTGTGTGCTCGATCTCGATGCGGCCATAGCGCACCAGCACCGGCAGATCGCTGCCGTCGATGGGGCGCCAATTGACAGGGCCGCCGCCGAAATCGGGGGGTTGCTGGGTGGTCAGCCAACTCTCGTAATCCGTGATCGCGTCGTCCTCCCAACTGAAGGGCGAGTGCCGCACCACAAAGGTGTGCGGCTGGGTGATCACGCCGCTCGGAAAACCAAAAGGCCGGTTGTAGGTGCGCGCGGCGTTGTCGCCGTAGTATTCGTAGGTGCCGATGTCGCCGACGGCGCTGGTGGCGATCAGCGTCCACGGCGGCGCGGGCGTGATCGGCGACCATTGATCCTTGCCCGGCGTATAGCTCCACTCGGGCGGCGTGCGCGGCTCGAAAGCGGGCGTGTTGTTGATGACTTCGTGCGTGGTGGTTTCGTCCTCGACGAACTCGGCAAACGGGCGGCTGGCGTAGTCGGGAAACAGGCGGTGCTCGCCCAGCACCAGCGGCAGCGGCTCGTAGGGGCGCACGCTGTTGCTGCCGCCCTCGATGGAGTAGGCGGTGGGGCTGCTGTCGTCGGTCTGCCGGTTGGACTTGTTGCCCGCCAGCGCATTGGCCAGCATCGACAGGGCCATGCTGACGACAACGTTGAAAGCCACGTAAGCCGCCATGGCCAGCACCGTCGCCCAGCCCACCGACTTGCCGGCCGCCGTCGCCGATTCACCGACCCACAGGGCTATCGAGGCGCCGCGCGCGACCTGTTGCAGCACCAGCACGTCAAAGGCGCGCACGCGCGTGCGGCGCCAGCGCCGGCGCGGCACCGCAGTACCGTTGAGCGTGGCCGCCAGCGGCGTGGCGGCCAGACCCAGGCGCTGCACCAGGCTGGCGATGGTGTCGCAACTGGTGATCGCCAAGCGGTGCACCTGCCGCTCGCTGGCCGGGCGCAGCGGGTTGGGGCAGTAGATGACGCCGATGTGGCCCAGCAGGCATGAAGCCCCCACGCTCCCCCGCTGCGCGTGATGCGCTGCCCCCCGAGGGGGCTGACCCGCCTTGGGGTGGCCCGGCGGCGGCTCAGAGCCAGTCATAGAAGCCCTCGATCTTGTACAGGCGGCGCACGCGCTCCAGCGGCATGCGCACGCTGGCGCCGAAGATGGCGTCGCTGTGCAGCACGTAGCCCTGGCCGCCCATCAGCGCGTACAGGCCCATGTGGGCGCTGCGGCCCCTGAAGAACATCAGCACCCCACAGCCGTCGCGCGGAACGTCGATGGGGCGGACGAATTCATCGCGGTGCTGCACGATCAGGCCCGAGTAGCGTTCCAGATCGTCGTCCCGTTGGAATGGCCAGATCACGGTGGTGGCGAACTGCTCGCGCAGCACTTTCTCGACCAACTGCGCACAGTCCATTTGCGCGTAGGGTATGCCGATGTAGTGGTCAGACCAGTGCGTCATCTCGGCCCCCATCCCAGCCTTCCCCCAACGGGGGAAGGAGAAACCACCCCGTCGCTTCGCGCCACCCCTCCACGGAAGGGGAAACCACCCCGGCCTTCGGCCACCCCTCCACGGGAGGGGAATTGAACGGCACGGCAGCGAGTGTCGTCATGATCAGAACAGCCCCGGCGCGGCCTCGGGGCGGTAGGTGTAGGCGGTGCCGGCTTTGTTGAGCACGTCGTCGTAGCCCAGTTCGCCGGTCATCGTCGCCGTCGTCACTTCGACGTTGCTCAGGCCCAGGATAAGTTCGTCTTCCACGAAGTCCGGCGCGCTGCGCAGGATGGTGCGCACGCGCAGCCAGGCGCCGCGCCCGCCGCCAGTGCGCTCCAGCAGCGTGCCCACCGCGCCGCCCAGGTTGCTGATTTGCAGCCGTGCGCGCGGCGTCTGGCGCTCTTTGTCGTCGGGCAGGGTGAAGGCGAAGTTGCCCGCCGTATAGACCTCGCCGTTGCTGAGCACGTCCTGCACGTCGTTCACGTAACGCAGGGGGCGCTCGATCAGGGCGTGGTGCAGCTCCAGCAGCACCAGCGGCTGTTCGGACGCGGCGATGGCCGTCACGGCCTGGTTGTAGTTGGCGGAGCGGCGCGGCATGTCAGGCCCAGTATTCGAGCGTGAAGCTGGCCGACCAGTGGTCGAAGCGATCGGTCAGCGCCTTGTATTGCACTTGACCCGAGACGATGCGCGCGCGCCGCAGCGTGTTGCCCGACGGGTCGGCCACGTCGGGCCAGGCGAAGTAGCGCGCGCCATTGGCCAGGTCGTCGCGCCGCCAGGCCTCGAACGCTTCGTAATCGGCCTGTGACGCGAGGCGGTAGGTCAGGCTCAACTCGTGGCGGCCCAGTGAGGTCTTGGGCGACTGGTGGACGTAGCCGTCTTCCATCTCGTCGCGGTTCAGGTCACCGCCGGACGTGATGCCGTAATCGTCGGCCAGCCATTGGGCATAGTCTGGAAAGCGCGTGTAGGCCATATTCAGCCCCTGCGCGGACGGCGCGAATACGGGCCGCCGTTGCGCTCGTCGTCCAGCATGATGCGGATCACCGCGCCGCGCAGTTGCGACTCCGACGTCTGCTGCACCACGCGCTGCGGCGTGCCGGTGTTGGTGATCTCGATCGACACGTTCGGCGTGCCTTGCGCCGCGCCAGCGCCCACCAGGCCGCCCGTGGCAAAGCGCGCCCGCTGGCTGGCCTGCACCAGGCCGCCGAAGGCGTAGCGGGGCTTGGGCAGTTGCAGCGTGCGCACCGCCTCCATGAAGCCGGTGCCGTAGTGCTGCACCGCGCGCGTTGGTTGCACGAATTCGCCGTTGCTCAACATCGCCGGGATGCTGTCGCTGGTGGCGGTGCCGGGGCCGCGAATGTAGCCGCCTTCGGCTTTGCCGGCGCCAAACATGCTGCCGACGGCGGAAAAGATGCTGCCCCAAAGACCGCCGCCCGAACCGCTGCTGCCACTCGTGCTGAAAACGCTTTTGAGCGCCTCCTTGACGCCGCTGCGCATGATGTCGGCTGCAATGCCTTTCAGCACGCTGGCGACAGCGCTGCGCAGGTTTTTGAAATCCGTTACCGCCGTGGCCGCCAGATCGCCGAGGTTGTCGATCATGGTATTGCGCAGCTTGGCGCCGAAGTCGACGACTACCGGCGTAGTTGCGGTCACCTCGTTTTTAAGCTGCCCATCTCCATCGACTGCATCCTGCGGCAGATCGCTGCCGGCTGGCAGCGGCGGCGCCAACGTGTACAGCGCCAGATGATCGTCGATGAGACGGAGGTTTTCTTCCATGCCGTTGGGCGTGGAAAAAGGGTTTTCTGAGGGCTTCCAGCCCGTCCACAAACCGCGCGCGAGTTGCAGGAGCGACATATCGGTTATTGGTATTGGCCGCGCTGCATGCGGAACCACGCGGGCCGGTCTTGTTGCGGCGCGCGCACGGGGCGCAGCGCGAACTTGAGGGTCAGGGTGCCGGCGCTCTCGCTGATGGGCTGCACGCCGCCATCGAGCGCGGGGGCGGCGCGCCAGCAGTCCAGGCGCACCGGGCGGCCATCGTGGGCGTTGAGGCCGGTGTAGCTCAGGCCCAGCTCGCGCCCGTCGGCGCCGAAGGCGTCCAGGCTCTCGGCGCTGCCCTCTGGCGTGTAGGCGATGTCGATGTGCCCGCCCACCGGGCCGGCAAAGCCGGCCAGCAAGCGCACGCCGAAGGCCTCGCGCTCCCAGCCCATGCCCTCGGTCCAGGTAGTCCAACTGGGCGTGACGGTGACCGGCTGCCGCACGTCCACCAGGTGGCGCACGAACAGCATGGAGCCGGCCTCGACGTTGGCGCGGCTGACGGCGTGGCGCTCAGTGACCGGCACGCTGCCGGGCCGGCTGCGCAGCGCCTGCAAGGCCAGCGCCAGATTGGCGCCGCCGTGGCCGTAGAGCTGCACAGTGGCCTCGACGGCTTGCACGATGAGGTTGTCGCGCGCGTCCCATGCGCTGGTGGCTAGGCGCGCGAGCTGCGGCACGATGGACAAGCCTTTTGCGTTGCCGACAAACCGCCCCGGCGGCAGGCGCAACTCGCCGGCGGGCAGCAAGGGCTGCGCGCCCTCCACGCCCTGCGTGCCATCGGCGCGCAGCGGGGCGCTGACGTGCAGCTTGCCGCGACCGAAGTAGCAGGGGTTGTGGGCGTGGCCGTCCATGGTGCCGCGTCAAACCTTGAGGGTGCCGTACTGGCTGAACGGATCGGCCAGCGTGCCGAGCGCGCGCGTGGGGTCGCGCTCGACGGTGCCGGTCAACTCCAGCGAGGCCAGGTTGTCGCCAATCACGGTCACCGCAGCCGCGGGGCCGAACAGCACCCGGAACAGGCTGAACTGCACCGGCTGCACGGGCGCCTTGGCGACGTTGAAGCCGTCGAAGTGCAGCGCCACCTCTTTGGGCGGCGTGGCGTAGAGCTGGATCAGCGTCTGGTCACGGCGCGTGTAGCTGACCTTGATGTTGGGCACGCCCTGGCCCATCTGCACGTCGGGCTCTTTGATCGCGCCGCCATCCAGGTGCCGGATGCTGCCCGAGGGCGTGATCTCGTAATCAACCCCGGCCTGGTAGACGGCGGGCGTGTCGGCGGCCTTGACGATGACCGCCACGCTGTCGTCGGGCAGATGCTCCAGCGGCTCCACCGCGCCGGGCCAGAGCGTGTGCGGCTCATCGACGATGGCGGTTTTTTCGACCGTCGCATCCGCGCCGCCGCCTTGCGTGGCCAGCGCCCAGTTGCGCGGGTTGTGGCAGCGCAGCGCCATGGTCACCGTGATGGCGTCCAACTCGCGGAATGCGCACGCGGTGCCGCCGGCGGGCGAGGTGTAGTCGGGAATGTTTTCGGTCTTCTCGGTGGCGTTGATGGCGAAAGCCGACGCATTGCCCACGGGCAGGAAGCCGGCGGTGCGCGCCAGGCGGTCGGCGTAGTTGACCAGGTGGATTTCACCCCGGCCCTTGAAGCAGCAGATTTGACGTTCGGCCATGATGGATCACTCCTTTGTTGGTTTGGATGGATGGGCTGTCGCCTTGCCGGCGGCGGCGGGCAGCGGCTCGGGGCTGGCCGCCACCGCGCCCAGCGTCTTGAGGGTGGCGGCCACGGCGTCGGCCAGGCCAGCCAGCGGCTGGCCGGCGGCAATCCTGGTCACCACATTGGGGCTGTGCACGATGGCGGGAATCGAGGTCTTGAGGCTCATGAGTTGCTCCTGGTCAGATAGCGCCATAGCGCACGTAGCCGTAGGTGTCGGCCCACCACAGCAGGCCATCGCCCTCGAACTGCGCCACTTCGCCGCTGACGAACTGCACGGGATCGGACAGTTGCGGCGGCTGCCAGCCTGCCAGGCACGCTTCGATCTGGCGCCGGATGGCGGGCAGGCCGCGCAGCGCGGCGTCTCCCACCGGGTCGCCCAGTTCGTCGACCACGGTGATCACGCTGATGAGCTGCAAGCGCCCGCCGGCGGCGCCGCAGGGGTTGGCGAAGTCCACGCCCTGCGCCTGGTCAGCGGCGGGCATGACGTAGATAGCCGGGGGCCGGGCGTGGCCGCGCATGGCGGCGGCCAGGTCGGCGGCGCCGCTGATCTCCATCACGCCCTGGATGGCGCCCTTCAGGCGTGCGGTGACGGCAGAGACATCCATATCAGCCCCTACCGGAATGCGTTGAGTTGGTTGCGCCCAAACACTGGCGCGGCGGCGTCAAAGCGCACATCGGTTCCGGTGTTGGACTTGGCTTCGGGGTCAGCGCCGCCCAGGCTGTATTTGCCATCGGCCAGCCAGCCCAGCATGCGCAGCGCGTCGCGGTAGTCGCGCACCACGGGATCGTTGTCTTCCTTGGTGGTGCGGCTCTTGTTCAGGTAGTAGCGGCTGATGGCGCGCGACCAGGACGCCAATACGTTCTTGCCCGCGCTGGTGGCGGGCAGCGCCAGCGGCAAGGGCGCATAGCCGCGCCGGGCCAAGAAGCCGTCGATCACCGCGTCAGCCTCGGCCACGGCGTCGATGATGCGTTTGAGGGCCGCGTCGGCAAACGCCTGTTCTTCGGCGCTCCACGCGCTGCGGTCCAGGCCGCGCAGGGTAGCGTCCATCAGCGCCTCGTCGCGCACCGGCTGCGCCAGCGTGCCGGCCACCTGGGCCAGCTCGCGCGGGCCTGGGCGTTCGGCAAGTTCGGGCAGCGTGATGTACATGACGGGATGCGTTTTTCAAAAATCGGGTTGCCGGGTGGCCTCCATCGTTGGGGTTCGCTACGCTCACCGCCAACCTACAGGCTCGTTACGTGGATAGGTTGGGGTGAGCCGAAGGCGATGCCCAACAAGCGGCGTTACGTCACAGCCAGTCGGCGACCAGCAAGGTCAGCGCACCTTTCAGCACGTTGCTCTCGGTCGCGGTTCCGGCGGCGTTGGGCACCAGGTCGCTGTTGAGCAGTTGCGTGGCCTGCCAGCGCAGCGCCTTGGGCACGACCAGCAGGTTGGGCGCGATGCCCAGCGGGCGGCCCTTGTCGCCGGTGCGCGTTTCGATGGCCGTGATCGCCGCCTTAAGCGTGTCGCCAGTCAAAGCCTCTTTGGACGCCTGTGCGAGTTGCCAGAAGCCGAAGCCCGCGTTGCGCCGCGCATCAACGCCATAGACGTACTGCGAGCGGTTGAACACGTTGTCATCGGTCTCGGCAGTCAGCGCCACGAAGTTGGGTGCCTTGCGGTTTTGGTAGATCAGCGGGCGGATGGCGCGGCGCGTTTCCAGCACGTACCAGGCCGGGCCGGCGGCGGCCGGGCTGCCCGTGATGTTGCTTTGGCTGACTACCTTGTCGCGCTCGTTGAGCACCGGGTGCTCGGCGCTGAAGAACGGCTTGCCGTCATAGCACAGCGCCTCGAAGCCGGCCTTGAGCAGGCCGAACACCAACTGGTCAGGGTGCGCGTCCACCGCGCGGCCCATTTCGGTCATCAGCGGCGCGTAGATGCCGTACTGGTCGTCTTCGATGGCGGTGCGCGGCACGCCAACGGTCAGCTCGAACGGCCTGTTCTTGATGGTGTAGCCGTGGTTGCCGATGGCGTGCACCACGCGGTCGCCCAGCCATTCGCGCAGGTTGCCTGACTGGCGGCATAGGAGCCAGCGGGCGCGGTGCGTTTTCAGCCCAACCCGATGGAGCCCAAGCCGTGCAAAACCCGATCAAAACTCTTTGGAAACCCAAGTGGCGCATGACTGACTGGCTGCTGGCCGCGCTGCTGTTGGCACTGCTGGTATGGCTAATGGCGCCGCAGCAGTTGCCGGTGAGCCTGTACAAGCTGAGTCTTGTCTCGATGGCCGCAGTGGCGGGCTATTGGATTGACCACAGCCTGTTCCCCTACGCGCGTCCTGATGAATTTTTACCGGAGGCATCAGCCGAAGACCCGCCGCCGGAAGAGATTATGTGCAATGGCAGCGATGACGTGTGCCAGTTGGAAGCCGTGGCCGATTCGCAGCCGCTGCTGATGGCCTCCGCAATGCTGCGGCGCGCCATCATCGTGGCGGCAACGATGCTGGCGGTGGGGCTGGGGGCTTGATGTTGCGATTCCGGTTTTGGTTGTTGTTGGGCTTTGCTTTGCTCACCCCAACCTATGGCCTGCACGCCCAGGTATTGCTGCTCACGGCCAACATCGCGCGCCCGGCGCGCGCCACGCTGCGTATGTTGCTGGGCGTGGTGAAGGGCGAATTTGCCGATGCCACTGAGATGGAGGTCAGGCGCGAGCTTGATTACCTTGAAAGCCGCGAGTTGCTCAAAGTGTTCACCGATGAGCTGGGGCAGGTCAGTGCTGACCTGACGCGGCATGGCATCGACGTGGCTGAGTACACGGTGCCCGTTGATCCGGGCATCTTGCGTCCGCCGAAAGGGTGACCGCCATGGGCCGCAAGAGCAGCATCAGCCGCTTGCCGGACACGGTCAAGGGCTGCATTGACGCGATTCTGGCGCAAGGCGCGTTCACGCTGGACGAACTGCGCGCCGAGTTGGAGCGGCGTTTTCCGCACGAACAGCTTCCCAGCCGCAGCGCACTGCACCGCTATGGGGCGAAGCTGGAGCGGCGCCTGGCGGCTATTCGCGCCAGTACCGAGGCGGCCAAGCTGATTCAGGCGCAGGCCGGCGACGACAAGGACGCGCGCAGCGAGGCGCTGACGGCACTGGTGCAAACCGAACTGTTCGAGGCGATCTTGTCGCTGCAAGAGGCGAGCGATGAAGATATCGACCAGCAGGACCGCGTGGCAATGTTGAGCAGCGCGGCCAAGAACATCGCCACACTCACGCGATCAAGCGTGAACCTGAAGAAGTTTCAGGCCGAAGTGGAAGAAGCCGCTCGCAAGAAGCTGCTGGAAGAGCAGCGCGCCAAGCTGGACGAGTTGGGTAAAACCGGCGAGGTGCCGCAGGAGGTGCTGGCGCGCGTCATCAAGACGGCGTATGACCTCTGAGCATCTTGCGCGCGAGCGCAAAAAGGTTGCCCTTTCCCCACTGGGGGAAGGCCGGGATGGGGGCGGTATCGTCCAGCCCGCTTTGTCCTTGCTCGCCTACCAGCGCCGCTGGCTGCTGGACGACAGCCGCTTCAAGATCGCCATGTTCGCGCGCCAGTGCGGCAAAACCTTCACCAGCACGCTGGAAATCGCACTCGACGTGGCCCGCGCCGAGGCCGCCGGGCGGCGCGAGCGATGGGTGATTCTGAGCCGTGGCGAGCGGCAGGCGCGCGAGGCGATGAACGAGGGCGTCAAGCTGCACCTGCGCGCCATGCAGGCAGGCTTCAGGGAGTTCGACGCGCCGTTCGACGCCAGCATCCGCAGCCTGGAAGTGGAAACGCCCGGCGGCAGCCGCATCACAGCGCTGCCGGCCAACCCGGACACGGCGCGGGGCTTTTCAGCCAACGTGCTGCTCGATGAGTTCGCTTTCCACCAGGACAGCCGCGCCATTTGGCGCGCGCTGTTTCCGGTCATCAGCAAGCCCGGCCTGAAGCTGCGCGTCATCAGCACGCCCAACGGCAAGGGCAACAAGTTCTATGAGTTGATGACGGGCGTAGGCGACGGCTGGAGCCGCCATTCGACCGATATCTACCAGGCCGTTGCTGATGGCCTGCCGCGCGACATCGAGCAGTTGCGCAAGGGCGCTGGCGATGAAGACCTGTGGGCGCAGGAGTTCGAGTTGAAGTGGATCGACGAGGCCAGCGCCTGGCTGTCGTTCGAGTTGATCGCTTCCTGCGAAGACGCCCTGGCCGGCGCGCCCCAGCACTACACGGGCGGCCCCTGCTACGTGGGCGTGGACATTGGCGCGCGCAAAGACTTGTTCGTGATTTGGGTGATTGAGCAGGTGGGCGACGTGTATTGGACGCGTGAGATCATCGAGCGCAAGCGCGCCAAATTCTCCGATCAGGATGCGCTGCTCGATGAGGTATTCGCGCGTTACCGCGTGCTGCGCGTGTGCATGGACCAAACCGGCATGGGCGAAAAGCCCGTGGAAGACGCCCAGCGCCGTCACGGAACCACGCGCGTGGAAGGCGTGCTGTTCACCGCCCCCAACAAGCTGACGCTGGCCACCGGCGGCAAAGAGGCGTTTGAAGATCGGCGCATCCGCATCCCTGAAGGCAACGCCGTGCTGCGCGCCGACCTGCACAAGTTGCGCAAGGAAACCGGCCCCACGGGCACGCCGCGCTTCGTGGCCGAGCGCGATGGCGCGGGCCACGCCGACCGCACCTGGGCCTGCTTTCTGGCGCTGAACGCGGCGGGCGGCGCCAGCGGCCCGATCGAATTCACCGCCGCGCCCACCCATCCGCGCGGCTTCGACAACCTTACGAATGCCGCGCCGCGCTTTGCAATGCGCGCCGAAGATCAATACGCGGGCGACGACTTTGCCGCGCCTGAACACTGCGCCACATGGTGACTGAAATGGCTACCTCACGCATCCTCGGCCCCGACGGGCAGCCCATGCAAATGCCCGATATGGCAACGCCGCAGACGGCGCAGCTCACGTCGCTGCAACGCGAGCTGCAAACGCACCCCACGCGCGGCCTCACGCCCAGCCGCCTGGCGCAAATCCTCGACGCCGCCGAAACCGGCGACATGACGGCCCAATCCGACCTGTTCGAGGACATGGAAGAAAAGGACGGCCACATCGCCAGCGAGATGAACAAGCGCCGACGCGCCTGCATCCTGGAATGGGAAGTCACGCCGCCGCAAAAATCCCCCAGCGCCGCCGAGCAGAAGGCAGCCGAGCAACTTGATGAGTTGCTGCAAGAGATCGACGGCTTCGAGGACATGCTGTTCGATGTGACCGACGCCATCGGCAAGGGCTTTGCGTGCCTGGAAATAGAGTGGCACCGCGTGGGCGGCTTCTGGCTGCCCAAGACGCTGACGCATCGCCCGCAAAGCTGGTTCACCTTGCATCGCGGCTACCAGCAGGAACTGCGCCTGCGCACCTACACGATGGATGCCGACGGCGCTGTCGGCGAACCGCTGCGCCCGTTCGGCTGGCTCACCCACGTCCATAAGGCCAAGAGCGGCTACCTGGAGCGTTCGGCACTGTTCCGGCAACTGGTGTGGACCTACCTGTTCAAGAACTACAGCGTTGGCGACCTGGCCGAATTCCTGGAGATTTACGGCATCCCGCTGCGCATTGGCAAATATCCGTCCAGCGCCACCGAAAAGGACAAGGCCACGCTGTTGCGCGCGCTGGCCAGCATCGGCCACAACGCGGCGGGAATCGTGCCAGATGGCATGTTGTTGGAGTTCAAGGACGCGGCCACCGGCGACCCGGATGCGTTCGTGGCGATGATCGATTGGTGCGAAAAAAACCAATCCAAGGTAATTCTGGGCGGCACGCTGACCAGCGGCGCCGACGGCAAGAGCAGCACCAACGCGCTGGGCCTGGTGCACAACGAGGTGCGCAAAGACCTGCGCGACGCTGACATCCGGCAAATCAACGCCACGCTGACGCGCGAACTGGTCTATGCCGTGGCCGCCCTCAACGGCCTGGCGCCCGACGGCCCGCGCCGCTGCCCGCAGTTCCAGCTCAACGCGCAGGAGTCCGAAGATTTGACGGCCTACGCCGATGCGCTGCCCAAACTGGTCAGCATCGGCGTTCAGCCCACTGTCAAGTGGGCGCACGAGAAGCTCGGCATCCCGATGCCGCAAGAGGGCGAAGCGGTGCTGGGTGTGGCAGCGCAGCCCCAGCCCGGCGCGGCGGCCCTGGCCGCGCTGACGGCCATGCCGCCCGTGGCCGCGCCGGCAGCCCCGAAGGCCGGGCCTGGCGCGCGCGGGTGATCTACCAGACCAATATGAGCACGTCGTACTGGGCGGGCCGCCGCAAGCAGATGCTGGAGCCGGGCTACCTGCGCCTGCGGCCGTATTGGCGCTACCTGCATTCACACGCGGTGACACACCCGCGCCCGCTCCATCTGGAGTGGCACGGCCTGACGCTGCCCCACGACCATCCGTTTTGGGACACCCACTTCGCGCCCAATGGCTATGGCTGCCAGTGCCGCGTTGTTGCCGTGAGCAAGCGCGAGGGCGAGGCCAGCGCCCGCGCGGGCCTGGGCGAGCCGCCCGAGGGCTGGGACGCCATCGACCCGAAGACAGGCGCCCAGGTTGGAATCGACAAAGGGTTCGACCATGCGCCAGGCGCGGCCACTGATTGGTCTTGGCAGCGCTTCGTGGATGACAAGCTGCTGGCCTTGGATGCCCCCATTGGCGCGGTCATGTGGCAAGAGTTGCGGCCAGTGCTGGCCGCTGAGCTGCTGGTGCGCTGGCGTTCGATGGTAGACAGAGCGGTCAGCGCCATGCGCGCGACCAACGAGGCCATCCGCGTGTACGCCATGGCCCCGGCCACCGTGCAGGCGTTGGCCAGTCAGCATGGCGTGATTCTGGACAATGCGGCCGTGTGGATGCGCGACACGGAGTTGCTGCATGCGGTGCGCGATTCCAAGGTCGCCAGCGGCACCGCCATACCGCTGTCAGTGTGGCGCGACCTGCCGCGCCTGCTGGAGACCGCCGAACCTTTCCTGGACACCAATGATCGGGCTCTGGTTTACGCCATCGACCTGGGCGCGCGCTGGGGCAAGGTAGTGGTGCGGGTTAACTACAACGAGAAGGGTCGCTTCAACGGCGTCCGCGACCGGATCGTGTCCAACTTTGTGCAGACGGGCGGCGTGGTAGATCAGGCCAACATCACTGAGCCCTACATGGTGCCACTGCCGAGAAGGTAGGTAGGCGGCGCCGGATTTGAACCGGATCATAAGGGCCGTAAGCCCTTAACCCTTACCTATTGGAAACAACCGCCTACAGGTGCATTATGCCCAGCTTCAGCATCCAAGTTCAAGACGAAGAGGTTCAATCCCTGCTGAAACGCTTGGCCGAAAAGCTCGGCGACTTACAGCCTGCGCTTCAGGCCATTGGCGATGACATGGTGGAGCGCACCAAGGCGCGCTTCGATATATCGCCTGTGGGGCAAGCTCCGGACGGCACGCCCTGGAAGGCCAACGCGCCATCCACATTGGCCGCCTGGCTGGGCAGTGGCTACCGCAAGAAGTCCGGCGATCTCAACGCCGCCGGGCTGCGCCGCTTGGCAACCAAGAGACCGCTGATCGGCAAGTCAGGAGACCTACGCCGCCAGATCGTGGCGCGGGCCAGTTCGAACGAGTTGGTGGTAGGGGCGTCGCCGGTGTATGCTGCCATCCACCAGTTCGGCGGCCAGGCAGGACGCGGTCGCAAGGTCACCATACCAGCGCGCCCGTTCTTGCCGATCCGTTTGGATGGCACGCTGTGTCCTCAGGAACGCACGAAGATCATCGACGCCATCAAGGACATGCTGCTCGGATGATTTGGTGGCGCGCCGCGTGTTTCGCGTCGGGAAAGTTGTTTGTAGTAACCCGTCCCGTTCCATCCCTGACTGTCCCTGTACATCCCGATTTATCGCACCCCGTGCCCTCCATTTATCTCACCTCTGATCAGCCTGGGTTCAAGCTAAAAGCGGTTTTCCCTCTCCCCCAGTCCCTCTCCCGCAAGCGGACGAGGGGAGCAGAGCGGGCATTTCTTCCACAAGGGGCGAGGAAAGCAAGGCAAACCCCTCGCCCGCTTGCGGGAGAGGGGTTGGGGAGAGGGTGCGGCGTTTCATATTCACATTGACGTTCATTATTCAGATTCGGCGCCGCCGGGCCGGGCGGCGCTGTCGATCTCGCGCGCCAGCGCCGCGTGACCGGCGCGGCGCGCGTGGGCGGCGGCGGTCAAGCCGCTGGGGTCGGCGCGGCGGGGGGCGGCGCCGGCGGCCAGCAGCAGGCGGGCCAAGGGCGCGTGGCCACGGGCAGCGGCGAGCATCAGGGCGGTTTGGCCCTGGGCGTCGGCGGCGTCGGGCGGGGCGCCGGCTTGCAGGGCCAGCCGCGCGGCCTCGACCTG